ACGGGCGGCACGACAACAGAGCAGCCAGTTTTCAACTTTGCAGTCATCAAAGGCGTGGCTGCGTAATGGCAAGCAAGCCCAAGTCCTCTGTGAATGAGGCTGGAAATTATACGAAACCAACCATGCGTAAGCGTCTTTTTGAGGAAATCAAAGGTTCTGCTGTGCAAGGGACTGCGGCTGGTGAATGGTCGGCTCGCAAAGCTCAACTGCTAGCAAAGAAGTACAAAGAAAAAGGTGGCGGTTATAAATGAAAGCCACACAAAAAAGCCTAAAAGACTGGGGTTCGCAAAATTGGCGCACTAAGTCGGGAAAGCCATCGTCTGAAACAGGCGAAAGGTATCTGCCTGAAAAGGCCATTAAAGCCTTGACTGCGGCTGAGTATGCGGCAACCACACGGGCAAAGCGTGAGGCTACCAAGGCAGGGAAACAGTTTGCCAAGCAGCCTAAAAAGATTGCCCAAAAGATTAAGGGCTTCAGATGAAAACGCCAGCTTACGCACGCAAAGAAGGCCAGAACCCAAAGGGCGGATTGAACGCCAAGGGCAGGGCTGCGGCAAAGGCTGAAGGCATGAATCTAAAGCCTCCAGTCAAGACTGGAGACAATCCCCGCAGAGCATCGTTCCTAGCCCGTATGGGGGGCAATGCTGGCCCTGAATATAAAGACGGTGAACCTACCCGCCTGCTGTTGAGTTTGAGGGCTTGGGGGGCTTCTTCAAAGGCAGATGCACAGGCCAAGGCAAAAAAAATATCAGCCCGAAACAAGGCGAAGAAGTAAATGCAAATACCTATCCTGAACGGTATTTACACCGACAATACCCCTGAACTGCGTACATCGTACCCAGTCAATCTTGTGCCAGTGCCAAAAATATCAGGCATCAGCAATGGGTTTTTACGACCAGGCGATGGGATTGTGGCCAACGGCACAGGACCTGGAGTTGATCGAGGCGGCATCAACTGGCAGGGTGAACTGTATCGGGTCATGGGTACAAAGCTGGTCGACATTAACAGCGCAGGCACAGTAACTGTGCTGGGCGATGTGGGTGGTCCAACAGATCAATTGGTAACGTTTGATTACAGCTTTGACCAACTAGCGATTGCATCGGGTGGGCGGTTGTATTACTGGGATGGCTCGACCCTAACTCAAGTCACAGACCCTGACCTTGGGCTGGTGCTGGATGTGGTGTGGGTGGATGGATACTTCATGACCACGGATGGCGAGTTTTTGGTGGTCACTGAGTTATCTGACCCGACCCAAGTTAACCCTCTCAAATACGGAAGTTCAGAGGTTGACCCTGACCCAGTGGTAGCTTTGCTCAAGCTGCGAAACGAAATCTATGCACTAAACCGCAACACGATCGAGGTATTTGACAACGTGGGTGGGGAGTTATTCCCATTCGCACGAATTGATGGCGCACAAATACAAAAGGGCGTTGTCGGTACGTTTGCTTGCTGTGTGTTTATTGAACGAGTTGCATTTTTGGGGGGTGGCAGAAATGAAGCGCCAAGCATTTACGTTGGTGCATCCGCTGTTGCAACAAAAATTAGCACGCAAGAGATTGACAATATTCTGTTGGAATATACCGAAGAGCAGTTGGCTTTGGTTAAGCTGGAAGCAAGAAACGACAAAAACCACCAACATCTTTATGTGCATTTGCCTGACCAGACCCTTGTTTATGACGCATCCGCATCAGAGGCATTACAAACACCCGTGTGGTTTACTTTGGTAAGTACCTTAGTGGGTCTTTCGCAATATCGTGCCCGAAATATGGTTTGGGTTTACGACAAATGGATGGTAGGAGACCCGCAAAGTACAAACATCGGCTACTTGGTGCAGGACACAGGCCATCACTGGGGTCAGCAAGTGCGGTGGGAGTTTGGTACATTGATTGTCTACAACGAAAGCAATGGGGCGATATTCAACGAAATGGAATTAGTGAGTCTTACAGGTAGTATTGCCCTTGGTAAGAATCCACAAATTAGCACAAGTTATTCATTAGATGGCAAGTCGTACAGCCAAGAAAAGTTTATTTCGGTTGGCACGATTGGCAACACCAAGAAGCGCCTTGCATGGTTTCAACAGGGTCACATGAGGAACTGGCGCATACAGCGTTTTCGTGGTGATAGTGATGCTCATGTGTCTTATGTGCGACTGGAAGCGCAAATAGAAGCATTGGCTTACTGATGGCAACCGCACCTCTCTCTCGCAGATTAAACCTGACGCGAGATCAGCTTGCACAATTCTTGACTGACCAGCAGCAGATCAGGCAATTTGAACTTTTATTTTCCACTGTTGACACGTTGCAAGTTATTGTAGGTAGCGACTTTGAATATCAAGCAGATAACGCTGCAGCTACGGCAAACGAGGCTTTAGCTCAGATCAGTGCGCTGGCACAAGATACCGCAGTCGATGATGCTGTGCTAAATGCCAAGATTCAAGAAGTTTTAGACACTATTCCAAGACTAGCACAAGCACTTGAACTATTAGCACTTGCCCCGCTGCCTACTTTGACAACGCCAACCACAGGTACGGTCACAAGCGTAACTGGCACTGGCACTGTAAGCGGTCTTACTTTGTCTGGCACGGTGACCACTTCAGGCAACTTGAGCCTTGGTGGGGCAATTACTGGTTTTGCTACAAGTGGCGCAAATACCAATTTGACATCTGTTGCTCTGACATCTGGCACGATTACAACAACGCCATCAACAGGCAATGATATTGTCAACAAAACTTATGCTGATGCAATTGCGTCTGGCATCCACTTCCATGAGGCAGTGTCCTTGGCGACCACTGCATCTTTGCCAGCAAACACCTACAACAACGGTATATCGGGTGTCGGTGCAACGCTTACCGCAAACGCCAATGGTGCTTTGTCGGTGGACTCCACGCTCACTATTGTTGCAGAGCGCATACTTGTAAAAAATGAAGCTACCCAAGCAAACAACGGCGTTTATGTTGTTACGCAAGTTGGCTCTGCTGGAGCGCCATACATTCTTACTCGTGCAACTGATTTTGACACTGTTGGTACTGGAGTTGACCAAATTGACGAGGGCGACTTTTTCTTGGTGACCAACGGCGTTGCCAACTTAAACACTGCTTGGGTGCAACAGACTGCGCCACCTATTACCATCGGAACAACGGCGATTGTTTTTCAACAGTTTGCCGCACCAACTACCCAAGTTTACCCATCTGGGACAGGCATAGCAGTCGTTACTTCTGGTACTTCATGGGGTACTACGTTGACTGCTCCATCTGGTGCTGTTGTTGGAACAACAGATACCCAAGAACTGACAAATAAGCGTGTGACTCCAAGAGTAAGCACTCCTACTGTTGCTGGAACTTACGCCATAAATACTGACTCGTTTGACATGGTGGTCATTACGGGGCAAAACGTAAATATAACTGACGTAACTACAACAGGCACACCAACCAACGGGCAAAAACTCTGGTTTTCGGTTACGGGAACGGCGGCTAGGACAATATCTTTTAATGCGTCAAACTTTGAATCATCAACAGTAACATTACCAACAACAACGGTTGGAACTGATCGTTTGGATGTTGGTTTTGTTTGGAACCCAGCCACAACCAAGTGGCGCTGTGTTGCACAGGCGTAATCATGGCTGTAACTAAATATATTTTTAGACGTGGACAAACCGCTAGTTCTTTTGCTGTGCCTTCTGATTTTGTCTCTCTTGTTTCATTAGAAGCATTAGGTTGTGGTGGGTTTGGAGACGAAGGTAATAATGCCACTTTTAGATTTGCTGGCGGCGGCGGCGGCGCCTATTCTAAAACTCTTGGCAGCTCAATAACAACACCAATTGTTGCGGGTCAGATAATATATTTTAGCTCACCTACAACTGGTCAAACTACTGATTCTTGGATAAATGTTAATCCACTAAGTTTTGGCGTTCCACCAACTAGTACATCAGATGGTGTATTAGCAAAATTTGGCGCTAGGGGTCTTATCAATAATGCAGGTGCTGGCGGTTTGGCATCTTCTGGAATAGGAAATGTTAGATATAGTGGTGGAAACGGCGGGGCGGGGTCTACTGGCTCAAGAAACACTGCTGGCGGCGGTGGTGGTGCGGCTGGTCCTAATGGTGGTGGGGGTAATGGAGGCGCTGCTTTTAATACTTTAAATAGAGGTCATGGTGGTGGCGGCGGTGCTAATGTAGGTGCTAATGGAGGTGCTGGACTTACCGCTCAAGGTGGTAGTGGAGGCACTGGAGGTAGCGGAACTGCGGCTGGAGGTACTGGAGGAACTGCAGGGTCACCTAGTGGAACTGCTGGTTCTAGCAGTAGTTCAGGCGCTGGTGGCGGCGGCGGTGGTTTTGGTGCAAGTGCATTAAATATCACTACTAATAGCAGTGGAATTTACACTTATGTTGCAGGAGCAACAATTGGTGCAGGTGGTGCAGGTGGATTTAGTGGAACTTTAGGCGATGGTGCTGGTAAAGGAGGAAATCTTGGAAATCGAGATGGAGGCTCAGGTTGGATTATATTTACTTATCTTGCCTCAGACCCGCCAAACGGCAACTTCTTCTTTCTCTTTTAAAGTAAAATCATGAATGATTTTTATGGTGGCAGTTTCTTCTCTGGCAGTTTCTTTTCTGCTATTATCAACACTATTGAACAGACCTTGGTCAAACTTCGGTCGTTTACCGAAAGAAGGAGATTTTAAATGGCAATTAACCTAAAAGCAATTACCTCTGTAATGGGGTATCAGCAGATCACAAGTCTCAGTTCTGCCACCAAATTAACCGTGCCCCAACGAGATTTAAGTGGTTTATCAGGCACACCACGCATTGCAATCATCACACCAGAAACACAAACTGTGCGCTGGCGTGATGACAACGTAGCGCCTACAGCTTCTGTTGGTATGCCTTTGGCTGCTGGCGTTACGTTGCAATACGACGGCGATCTGTCGCAAATTCAATTTATTGAACAAACTGCTGGTGCAAAATTAAACATTACCTACTATTCATAACGAGGCCAAAATGAACATTTCTAACGATACGCCCGCTTTGAACTACGTTGAGTATTTCACCAAACAGTTGCCTGTAGATTTGGCTACGATGGCTGCTTTGCGAGACGAATTAGCCGTTCGCCAAGGCGCGTTGTCTGCCGCCCAAGATGCGTTGTCCGACCGTGAAAAAGCCGCGCAAGAGTTGGCCACGGCCAAAGAGCAAGCCGCTGCTATGGTAGCCGCTGCCAAAGACAAGAATGACAAGGCTGCGGCTAAAACCCAAGAGTTAACTGCCCGTGAAGCCAATTTGGCTGACCAAGTTAAAGTTTTTAACGAGTCTAGCGTTGCCCGCGAAGCTGCATTGGCTGTTCGTGAATCTGCATCTGACAGTCGTGAGCTGCAACAGCGTGAAAACCAAGCCCGCTTGGATGTTCTTGAAGCCAAGTTGATTGCTGACCAAGCCAGCCTTGACGCCCGCGTTAAAGATTTCCAAGCTAAAGTTGCCGCATTAAAAGCGTAATAAAGGTAAATTATGGCCGTCGTCTTTCTCTCCCCAGTGGGCGGCGCAGCGGCCCAATTCTTTACCAACAGTGGTGTTCCTTTAACTGGCGGCAAGCTGTACTCTTATGCCGCTGGTACAACAACGCCTCAAGTCACATATACATCTTCTAGCGGTGTAACGGCGCATACCAACCCAATCATTTTGGATTCTGCAGGCCGAGTGCCTGGGGGTGAAATTTGGTTGACCGCAGTATCGTATAAATTTGTTTTAAATACATCAACGGATGTTTTAATTGCAACTTACGACAACATACGAGGGCTTGGCTCTATTTCTGCTACAAATTACACGGGAAACGGCTCAACAGTTGCGTATGCGGTTTTAGGAAATGTAATTGACGTTTATATCAACGGTGTATACCAAAACAAAAATACTTATTCAGTTACAGGCACAACATTAACATTTACCCAAGCGCCCCCTTTCACATCTCTTATTGAAATTTTGTATTCGTAATTATGGCTAACAGCAAAATATCGGCGCTGACTTCCGCTACCACGCCATTGGCAGGTACGGAGACTTTGCCGATTGTGCAAAGTGGTGCAACCAAGCAAGTTAGTGTTGCAAACTTGACAGCAGGGCGAGCGATTAGTGCCACTGAGTTGACGCTATCTACAGGCAACCTAGTCATTGGCACAGCAGGCAAAGGCATTGACTTTTCTGCCGATCCATCTGCTCCTGGTATGACTAGCGAATTGCTAGATGATTATGAAGAAGGTACTTGGACACCAGAGGTTGTTGGAACCACAACTGCTGGAACAGCAACTTATGTATATCAAGACGGATATTATACAAAAATAGGCAATACTGTATCTGTTACTTGCCAAATTGCGTACAGTGGCCATACTGGAACTGGAAATTTAAGAATTAACGGGCTGCCATTTAACTCATTTAGTTCCACAGCTAATGCTCCAGTTGCAAATGGAGCAATAACCTGCGATAACCTGACTTTTTCTAACCAGTTAGAAGTTTTAGTGGCAAGAAATAGCACACAAATTACATTAACTACAATTTCAAGTGGTGCTGTTCGCGCTAGTTTACCAATGGACGCAGCCGCCAATTTGTTTGTCTCGATTGTGTATCGTGTTTAAAAGGAAAATTGTATGTCTTTAACTAAGGTAACATATACAATGATTGAGGGGGCTGTTTACAGCCCGCAAGATTATGCTGGGGCTAACGCTGGTGAGCAAATTGCCGCCGCTATTGATCAGTTACCAGCAGAAGGCGGCGTGATTGATGCGCGTGGTTACACAGGCGTACAGACTTTTGCCTCAGATATTTTTGCAAGCCGCAAAAAGCCTTTTGTTTTACTGCTTGGTAATGCAACTTTTCAAGCTAATCTTGATAGCTACAGCCTGACATTGAACTCGCATCAAAAGGTTGTGTTAAATAACACAACTTTGCAACCAAGTTCGGCGCACCCACAAGGGTTTCAGAACCCAACTGGTTTTTTTACGACAAACGTATTTCAGACCACAGGCTCTATTTCTTCTGGGTCTAATTCGCTGACTGTCGCTGATGCTTCCGACATAGAAGTGGGTTGTCTAGTATCAATCCAAGGTGCAGAAGGTGCAAGCGTAAACACCCAGACAACCCTTGCATCCAATATTAACGCATCAACAACCTCTATCCCACTGACTGACGCTTCAGATTTTCCGTCTACCTATATTATTTACATTGGCACAGAAATAATTACAGGCACAGAAAGAAGCGGCAACACCCTCATCAATGTAACAAGGGGGGCATACGGGTCTGCGGCGGCATCACACACAACTGGAGATACTGTATCACTCGCAACGAATTTCCGCGCTGTGGTGACTGCTGTTAATGGGACAACCATAACACTAAGCGGCAACGCAGTTAGCACCGTTATCAATTCGGTTGTTCAAATTGGTTCAACCGACATTGTAATTGACGGTATTGGAACATTTGATGGTCGTCAGGATAGATCGCTTGCAGACCCAACATTTAACATAGTAGGTGTCAAGTTTATTCTTAGCACATACTCTACTGTTGGTGATGACCTAGTTTTTAAGAATTGGGATCACGGCGGCGTGTATCTTGAGTCTGCTTGGAACAACTACATAGGCGGTCGGTACACAGGCAACACTAGGCCTAGTGACACTTTAGGTTCAAGCATTTGGGTGTTTAGGCGTTCAGCTTTTAACACGGTTAATGTTAAAAATATAGAAGATTGCTATATTGGTATTTTTGTTGACGACAGAACATCCAACGCGAATATCAACGATGGTTTTTGCAACAAAAACACTATCACCTGCTCAACAATCAATTCAGTAGATGCGTGTATTATTATATCTGGGAGTGATAACAATACTATTTATGCCGGATACTTAAACTCAGATTCAACGGCGATACTTATATCGACTAATTCGCAAGGTTCTACTTTAAGAGAGGTTACAGGTAACTTTGCACAAATTGGTTCGATAGACGGTACGGCTGCCATTGTTGTTCGAGGCCAAAATAACTTTGCTTACATTGGGTCAACCGATGACCCTATTGATAACGGCGGGGCAACATCGACTTCAAACATTGTTGTAGGAAGTGGAGATTCTCAAGGAATTTATTTTTCAAGCGGCATAGCCAATCCAGTTCAAAAGCTAGATTATGTTTTGGGCGGCAAAATTTTATTTAATTCTACAGACACATCTGTGACAACAAATGAAACGCTTGGGGCGATAGAGTTTGCCAGTGCAGACGCAAGTTCACCTGGAGCTGGCGCAAAAGCGTCAATCAGAGCTAATGTTTTAAACGCCGCTGGCAGCAGCGTTTCATTAAAATTTGGCGCAACTAGCACGGCGAACAATTTAAATTCTTTTGAAATACAGGAAGCCGCGGCTCTTCCCGGTGTTGACAACGTATCCAAATTAGGTTCAGCTTCTTTACGTTGGACAGAGGTGTTTGCCGTAAACGGAGCAATCAATACTTCAGACGAACGTGAAAAAACCTTTTTAACCATTAAAGATGCTGAACGTGCGGCGGCGTTAGAAATTAAAGCTAATCTGCGTAAGTTTAAATTCAACTCAGCGATTGAAAAAAAAGGCGATGATGCTCGTATTCACTTTGGCGCATCGGCGCAACAAGTTGGCAGCATCATGGAATCGCACGGTCTTAACCCTGCAAAGTATGGTTTCTTTTGCTATGACGAATGGGAACAACAAGTAGACGCGGAAGGCAATGCGACGCAAAAATCTGGAAACCGTTACGGTATTCGGTATGACGAACTGCTGTGTTTTATCATGGCGGCAATTTAATTTTTTGATTGGCGTATCAAAATGGCACTAAAAAAAATTCAAATTGTTGATAGGATTGAAGTGGTCGAAAATGGCAGCGTCCAAGTACGCACCAAGACCGCTATCATGGAAGACGGTAAGCAGATCAGTGGCAACTTTCACCGCCATGTGGTTGCCCCTGGGGACGACTACAGCGCAGAGGATGCTAAAGTTCAAGCCATTTGCGCTACGGTGCATACGACTGAAGTAATTGCTGCTTACCAAGCGGCCCAAATTCAAGCATAATGCTGAAAACCGTACTGGTGCGATCACCAGGGAATCTTTGAGATTCAAAAATGACTGAAGAAGTCCAACAAACCTTAGCGGAAGTAGACTCCGCGCCAGCTCCAGAAGTGACGGCCACTCAGGAAGCAACTCAAACGCCGGAAGTCGCTGAAGAAGCAAAAGAGCCTTCACGGGTTTTTACCCAAGAAGAACTCGATGCCGCAATCGGCAAAAGACTTGCAAGAGAGCAACGTAAGTGGGAAAGAGACCAGACTCAACGTCAAGCGGAAGCCCAGACGCTGAGAGCGCCAGCAAACGTCCCGCCAGTCGATCAGTTTGAAAGCCCTGAAGCCTATGCAGACGCATTGGCCTACCAGAAAGCCGAACAACTGCTTGCACAGCGAGAAGAAGCAAGGCAGCAATCTGCAATTCTTGAGTCCTACCACGAAAAGGAAGAGGAAGCTCGGACTAAGTACGACGACTTTGAACAAGTCGCCTACAACCCCAAGCTGCCAATTACTAACGTGATGGCTCAGACGATTCAAGCCTCGGACATAGGCCCTGAAGTAGCTTACTACCTCGGTGCTAACCCCAAGGAAGCCGATCGTATATCTCGTCTTGCGCCTATCATGCAGGCCAAAGAAATTGGGAGAATTGAGGCCAAGTTGGCTACCGATCCTCCTGTGAAAAGAACTACGTCAGCGCCAGCACCGATTTCGCCTGTTACAGCTCGCTCCTCTGGAGGCCCAGCTTATGACACTACAGATCCACGGTCTACCAAGACCATGACCGATTCGCAGTGGATTGAAGCTGAACGAGCAAGACAGCGTAAGAAGTGGGAAGCACAAAACCGCTAAACAATTTTTAAAGGATTTTTTCCATGTCTAATAGTATCTTAACGATCGACATGATCACCCGCAAAGCTCTTGAGATTCTTGAGAACAACCTGGTGCTCACCCGTAACGTGAACCGTCAGTACGACGACAGCTTTGCTGTTGAAGGTGCCAAGATTGGTTCTACACTGCGTATCCGTTTACCCGACCGCGCTTTGGTAACTGACGGTGCCGCCTTGCAAGTTCAAGACGACAACGAACAGTTCACCACTTTGACCGTTGCTTCACAAAAGCACATCGGCGTGAACTTTACATCTGCTGAATTGACCATGCAGTTGGACGACTTCGCAGAACGTGTTCTGAAGCCTCGTATCAGTCAGTTGGCCTCCAGCATTGATGCTGACGTTGCCAATGCGTACAAAACCATCGGTAACACCGTTGGCACTCCTGGCACCACTCCAGCAACTTCTTTGGTCTTGTTGCAAGCCCAACAGAAGCTAAACGAGAACGCTGCCGTGATGTCACCACGTTACGCTACCGTCAACCCTGCCGCTAACGCTGGTTTGGTTGAAGGCATGAAGGGCTTGTTTAACCCCACCGACACCATCAGCAAGCAGTTTAAGAACGGCATGATGGGTACTGGCGTGTTGGGCTTTGATGAGATCAATATGTCTCAGTCAATCAAGCAGCACACCACTGGCTCACGTAGCGCAACTGCATCAACTTTGGTTAAGACTCCTGGCGTGACCAGCGAAGGTTCTTCAACCATTCTGTTGGAGCAAGGTTCTGTGACTACAACCATCAAAGCTGGTGACGTGTTCACAATCAGCGCTTGCTTTGCTGTTAACCCACAGACCCGCGAAACTACTGGCTCATTGTTCCAATTTGTTGCTTTGGCTGACGCCACTGCTTCTTCTGGCACTTGG